CCCCCCCCAACGAAAGCTCTTTCGACAGGTGAACCCACTTTCTCCTGTCGAAAATACCCCTAGTAGAGTACCGTAGTTCTAATGATTCGATTAACCTAACGACTTCAATAACTTATAGATTTGATGAGCTGTGTCTAACCGAAATGTCACTGTCTCTGAAATGAGCAGAAACTTGTAAGTACTTGAAATCACTCTCGACTAGAGTCCGTTCGAAAAATATGTCTCTGAAATGAGCAGAAGTGAGTTAAGTATATAGAATTATTCAATTCACTGGTTAGCACCAACTAATATTATCAAAATTGCTGAGTTTTATTAGCACCAGATTGAACAGAAACATATTTGAGAAAGTACTAAAGAAACTATAGACTTACGTTTGGAGGACTGATAGAATCTCAGTGATTTCAGATATGTGAGGGTTTCGGTATGAGCTTGATAGCAAAATCACCGTTTAGAAGGATCGTTGACTCGCTGGGTCGCGTACTTCGTATCAATGAAGATGGTTCGTTACCTGTCTCGGTGGAGACAAGCGCTGGACCTGTTGATGTTCAGAATCCACTACCGACAGATGGTGACAGCGTCTATTGTAAGGACGTATGGCAGGACGAGAGCATAACGACAGATTGGATCGACGCTGATAGTGCTGGTGAACCTCTCGCATGTATCCCCTTCACCAACCTCCACACAGCTATTCGTAACACCACAACAGACAATCCAAAAATACTGAGGATTCACTTCAATCGCACTATATTCTCATCTCAAGTTGGACTGGGTTGTGCTGATCATGTTGGTGAGACCTTCAGTAATGTACTTGTCAAATTAATAGGCAGCGGTGACACAGTCAGAACAGTTGTTGATGACAGCGGTGACTCAACGAAAGAGACAAGCAAAGATTATCCTTTCGAACCTCAACGAGTCAATGCTATTGAGTTAGAGTTTCACACGGTAGACCCTATCTGCGTTTCGAACATAACTATATCTAAGGCTACAGAAACCGCAACGTTTCAAAGACTTCAAAAGCCTGATGGTACTGTTATCTTTCAACAGGGAACACAATCAGGTAATGCAAAGGTAAGTCTTGAAGAGTTGGAGAATCAGATCAGTGATGATACTAACCAACGTTTAATGGTATCACCATATTTGATTGATGAGTTTGGTGAAGTGGCAAGAATGCTCGGTGATAACTTGTTTCAAGGTTCACCTATTGTCATCGACTCAGCACATCATGAAATTCATTGCGGTGATAGTTATGAAATGGCATTAGTCGAAACCCTTGGTAACGGTGGAGTACTGGACGTTCTTATTGTTGTTCCTGATGAACCAGGGACAGGACAAGCACAAAAATTATATCATCTGAAAGGTATGGTTGACTCACAATCAGAAGCATTGGTTGAATTCTTCGAAGATACAATTGTGTCAGCAAATGGAACGATCCAAAGTGTGTTCAATCGTAATCGTAACAGTACCCTTGTTGATTATCTTCCCATTTATGAAGGACCAACAATCACCAATGATGGTGCAAGATTATACCCAAAGATCATCGGTTCAGGTCGTGCAGTCGGTGGATCAGCAGGACGTGAGAATGAAATCATATTGAAGAACAACACAACTTATCTTCTGCGAGTCACAAATCAAGTTACGACAGACAACAATATAAACGTCGAGTTGGATTATTACGTTCATCCAGGAGTATAAAATGAAGAAAATATTGTTAGTTATTTTGTTGGTTGCTTCAACGTCGTTTGCAATGGATATCAAAGGATCTGTGCAACTTGATTTTACTGATGTCGAGTTGACAGATGCTGTACCGACGTACACGAATATCGTCAACACTCAATACATCAACGATGTATTTGTCCACACGATAACGGATAAAGGGTCAACGGTATCCATCACTCCTGTATTATCTGATACTGACGATACTCTGTTAGGACCGACACCAACAGCTACAGTCATTGCGAACGGTGGAGGGACAGACACCACACCGTTCAGTCGCATCATGGCTCCACGAGCTAAGATCACAGTGACAAAGACTGAAGCAGGAACGACATCTGGGTTTGTTGTGTCGGTGAGGGGTAATCAATGAGATATCTAATCACACTGATATTTATCCTGTTTTCGTTTAGTCCGTGTTTCGCTGGATCTGACCAGGGGCATCCTACCATCGGTGGAATTGATGGTTTAAGCGACCAGACAATCACTGGTTCGTGGGAGTTTGGCTCAACAGTTATCGGGCCTGAAATGGCCGTTGCTGATCTTGAAGAAGATGGACAGTGGGCGTTTGATCCTGCAACTGGGCGCATGAATTACATCAATACAACAGGCGGTAACATTTGGTATGTCCAGTTAACTGATTCTGGCGATGGACCAACGCCTCCACCAGCAACATACACCCTCACCTCATCCGTAACTGGTGACGGGGTAATTACGATCGGCGGCATACCTTACTCAGCGACAGGATCACCCCATACTATTACAGGGGTAAGCGGCGACACTCCGATTACAGCAAGCTACCCCGGAAGTGATGACACGTTGACTTGGAGCGGGACGGATAGCGCGGATGTGACAGGTTCGACACCTAATTATAGCATTACGATGGATGCGGCTAAGTCTCTTAGTGCCGACTTTAAGACTGCCTTTGTATCATATCAGCTTGAAGAAACATTTGACGGGCCTCTTAGTTGTGGCTCTGGCCTGAGTACCAATTGTGACACTGCTTTGATCATAACTAGTCCAACCGCTATAACGACTAATTCCACTAATGGTTTGCCTAGTGGAACATATCAAATGGAACTCGGAGCAACGACAGCAAACGCAAGAATTGACCTCTCGTCTACTTCTGGTAATGCGACAACCTATGTCACTTTTAGGATTCGTTTTGAAGAAATTCCATCAGCTGCGGCATACATTGTCATTGGTTACGATGTAGGACTAAATCCAATATTTAGTCTTAATCTTGATGCAGGTCAGCACTTTTGGGGCGATATAGATGGTGGTGCTAATTTGGGAGACACAACTATAACAGCCACCGCTGATACGTTTTATTACGTTAAATTAGCATACACTGCTGACACAGGACCAGTAAACGCATCATATCAATATTGGGTATCCACGGATGGTACAACATGGACAGATACTGTAGCACCAGGCACAGTTGACACAACTGATAATCAAATTGACAACCTGCGGATAAATAATGACAATTCTGCACCCTACTACATCGACAATATTAAAGTTGATGACGAGGACATAACTGATGCGACTTAAATTAGCATTATTAGCGATTGTCCTTCTTGTCCCAGCCGTTGCTCTTAGTCTTGATGCATTCCCTGGGGCTGTTGGTGTCGGAAAGAACACGGTTGGCGGAAGAGGCGGGGCGGTTATCCATGTTACCAATCTTAATGACTCAGGTACTGGCAGTTTGCGGGAGGCTCTTGCAACTACTGGAGCGAGAACTGTTGTTTTTGATGTGTCTGGAAATATTGATCTCACATCGATTTTAACTGTCACTGAGCCATATGTGACAATTGCAGGGCAGACGTCCCCCGGCGGCATCGCGGTATCTGGTAAGCAGTTTAACGTTGCGACTCATGATGTGATTATTAGGCACATGCGGTTTAGGGCTGGGGGCCACAGATACGACGGCAATGATAGTGACGGGGATAGCTTCAGCGTGTGGGGAAAGAACTGGAATGGTGGTATAGATGTTTACAACATCATGATCGACCATTGCTCTTTCACTTGGGGTGTTGATGAAACAATGTCGGTCACTGGTGGTGCTGAGAATGTCACTATCCAGAATTCAATGATTGCTGGGGGCTTGTGGTACTCAAAACTCGGAACAGGCAACCACAGTAAGGGATTAATGGTTAGCGGTAAGAATAACTACGATACGGAGGTGTCAGTATATAAAAACTACATAGCTCATAACTATGATCGTAGCCCACTCATATCAAACCCTGACGCAGACAATACAAGCATGCTGGTAGACTACGTTAATAACGTCTCTTATAACTGGCATAGTGGACTACGTCCCTCGGGCGGCGGTGACGCACATATAAACTGGATCGCAAACTACATGAAGGAGGGTCCGGATAGCGCAAGAGCCGATTTTTTCATGCAGCAAGAATACGAACCAGCCGCAGGTACGGAGCCACTATTCTATGTTCTGGATAATATCGGCACAGGCAGAAATATAGGCGATAGTCAATGGCTAGTGTCTGAGAATTATACGTCCGTCTTATTGACTAATGCATACCAGCAAGCTACGCGCTGGACGATGACTGAGCCTTTGCCATACGAGACAATGACCAGCACACTAGCATCAAGTATCGTAACTGACGCGGGGGCAACTGTGCCAATTCGTGATAGCGTCGATACTGCATATATTGATTCTTTTGACGCCGGCACAAATGAGATGGAAGATGGTGCAGGAGATAAATCTTACCCCTCTGATTGGCCGACCTACTCAACAGCTAACGACAACCCAATAGACACCGATTCAGACGGTATGCCCGATACGTGGGAGACCGCAAACGGCACAAATCCAAGCATTGCAGACGATGACACCGTTATCAGTAGCGGAGACTACGCTGGATATACAAACATCGAGTGGTATCTGTCAGATCTCGCTGGTGATACAACAACCACACCAACAACAACCCGCTACTACCTAGACGCGGACGCAGACGGATACAGCCCAGGCACATATCAAGACGCAGAAACCGACCCCGGCCCAACGTGGTACACAGCAGCAGAACTCACAGCATTAACGGTAGACTGCGACGACTCGAGCGCATCTGTCCATCCAGGTGTAACAGAAATATGCGGCAACGGTATCGATGAGGATTGTAGCGGTGGTGATCAACTCTGCTCCGGTGCAAGTTTCACAGGTGCTGGAAGTGTTAATTATACAGGTGCTGGAAGTGTTAATTATACAGGTGCTGGAAGTGTTAAATTTCAATAAAAGGAGAACAAAATGAAAGAAGGATTTTTTGATAGAATGATTCGCAGGATTAAAAGTCTTCCGTGGCAAGCAACACACTCTGCTGCATTTATCGCTGGTGTTATTGTGGCTGTCTGGTTGAGGTAAATATGAACGACAAGCTCAACATACTAGCACCGCAGAAACGCATGTTCGTGTTGGAATACATGAAACACAATTTCAATGTGTCTGCTGCGTCAAAGTCTATTAGGATAGGTACTTCAACGGGATCAGGGTATCTCGGTGAGTTGGATGTTCAAGAGGCGATTGCGGAACAGATGGCTGCTCGTGTTGAGCGTACTCAGATTGATGCGGATTGGGTGTTGTTGCAACTTGATAAGATGTTTAATGCTGATGTGGCTGACATCTTTACCCCCGGTACGAATGATCTGAAACCTGTTCATGAATGGCCTGAAACATGGCGTAAGATGACAACCAGTATTAAGATCGATGATCGTTATGACAAAGGTCAGGACAAAGCATACCAAGTTAAAGATATCAAGATTCTGGATCGACTGAAGACACTTAACATGATTGGTAAACACACTGACGTTCGAGCGTTCACTGAGCGAATCGAGATCACAACTGATCAGGATCTAACAGATCGACTTATGGCGGGACGTAAAAGAGCAAACAAACGTAACACCAATAAACCGGAGAAGGATCAGTTCTTATGAGCAAGACCAAGGATAAGATCATCAATGATATTATTGCTGCTGAAGGTGGGTATGTTGACAATCCTTATGACTCAGGTGGTCCGACAAACTTCGGTGTAACTCGACCCGTGGCACGAGCAGCAGGATATATGGGCATGATGAAAGACATGCCGGTCGAACTTGCTTTCAGGATATACAGCACTCGTTATTGGGATTCTGTTATGGGTGACGATCTTGAGAAAGTGTCACCGGCGGTTGCGAAAGAAGTCGTTGATACTGGTGTCCTGTGTGGTCAAGGTCGAGCGTCATCATTCTTACAGGTTTGTTTGAACGCGTTCAATCGACGTGAAAAGTATTATAAGGACATTGAGGTTGACGGAAACATAGGACCAGCAACGATTGAGGCATTGAAAGCATATTCAAAAGTTCGTGATGACGGTGCATTGGTCAAAGCGTTGAACGTGTTACAAGGTGCTTTCCTCATTGATCTAACACTACGACGTGAGAAAGATGAAGAGTTTGTTTATGGTTGGTTGAAGAACAGAGTGGAGGTTTGATCGTGTCATATTGCAAGGATACATCTCTGAAACTGGCAGAACTTTGTTGTGAGTCATATGATGATACCCATGGTGTCATATCAATAGGAGATACACAGGTTCTTATCAGGCAGGAACTTGACAGGTTATATATAGCTTTCCGTGGCACAGAGTCGGACAGTATCCACGATTGGTTATCTGATTTGGATATAAGAAAAGAGAATTTCAACGATGTACCCGTACACAAAGGGTTCAAGGATGCTTATACCGATGTTCGTTGCTCTATTCTATCAAGATGTAGAAGTAACGACATCAACTATATAAGCGTTACAGGACACTCATTAGGTGCAGCATTGGCACAATTATGCGCCTTTGATCTTAAATGTTTAGAGTTCAATGTCGATGAAGTTTACACATTTGGTTGTCCTCGTTCCGGTGGGTCCAAGTTTGTAAAAAAATATGATAATCTTCTCAGCGGTGTATCTCACCGGGTTGTCAATAACAATGATATCGTGACGAGAGTACCAACGTTGTTGAGATGGAGACACACGAAGAATCTAGTGTATTACAATCGCAATGGTACCATAGGGAAGAAACCATTTTTCTTAGGTTATATAAAAGAGATTTACCATAACATGACCAGTTTCAATTTCGGTGATAAATTCACAGATCACTCGATCAATGATTATATAAAAGTTATCAAAGGCGCTAAATAAACCAGGAGACATCATCATCATGGGAGAACCATGTAGCCAGGAGACAGCGATTCTTGAACAACGTTCAATCCTACTCCATCAAGAAGCGGCAATTAAGCGAATTGAGGGACACATGGTTGACTCTAAGAAGACTGCTGAAAAGTTGGTTGATGCTATTGTTGAACTGACTAGACACCATGAACAGATTATTGCTGTGAATGAGAAGGTGGTCAAGAATGAAGATGACGTTCGCAACCTGTTCAAATTGTTTCGTGAAGAAGAGGTTCGATTGAATGCTCATATATTAACACCGAGACACTCTACAGCGGGAAAACCTGATGCGAAAGATGCGAAGTTCGGGAAGGTCCAGGTGTCGATTGTAACAGGTATCATTATTGCTGTGATTCATTCGCTGTGGGATATTCTCACAAACATGGTGGTAGTGGTCCAACAACTCATTGAAAAGGCTCCCAGATGAGTGTAGCAGTCAAACGCATAACGAATATTGATGCAGAGATAGCATCAGACTGTGCTCATTATTATGATGATCCTTTGGGGTGGGTGTTGTGGGCGTTTCCGTGGGGTGAAGAAGGAACACAACTTGAAGATTTTAACGGTCCTGATAATTGGCAAGTAGAGTTTCTTGAAGAGTGGGGTCGTCAGATTAAGATCAGATCCTTTGACGGGTTCACTCCTTGTGCTCCTATTCAGTTCGGTATTGCATCCGGTCATGGTATTGGTAAGTCAGCGGTATCAGCTTGGATCATACTGTTCATTATGTCAACACGAGCACATTCTAAAGGTGTTGTCACTGCGAATACATCTGACCAACTGCGAACAAAGACATGGGGTGAGTTGGGTAAATGGCGCAAAATGTGTGTCACTGGTCATTGGTTTGAGTATAACAACGGCCGCGGTAACATGTCGATCTATCGTCACGGTCATTCTGAGACATGGCGTGTTGACGCTCAAACGTGCCGCGAAGAGAACAGCGAGTCGTTCGCCGGTCTGCATTGTGCTAACTCTACACCCTGGTATCTGTTCGATGAAGGATCTGCTGTACCAGACAAGATATACGAGGTTGCTGAAGGTGGTAAGACTGACGGTGAACCGATGCACTTTGTATTCGGGAACCCTACCCGTAACAGTGGTAAGTTCCATGAGATATTTCACGGACAGAAACACCGATGGATCACGAAACAGATTGACTCTCGCAGTGCGAAGATGACGAACAAGAAACAGATTGAAACATGGCGGCAAGATTGGGGTGAAGACTCCGACTTCTTCCGTGTTCGTGTCCTTGGTCGATTCCCTAAAGCGGGAGATATGCAATACATCCCGAACGATGTTGTGCATATTTGCCAGAAGATTGAGACTCGTTTCTACCAAGACGACCCGTTGATCTGCGGTATTGATGCTGCGCGCGGTGGCGAAGATAATGCAATGATTCAGTTCCGTCGTGGTTTTGATGCGCGGTCTGAGAAAGCATATAGAATTCCTGGTGAGAAGATCCGCGATTCAATGAAGTTCGTCAGCAAGGTTGTTGATGTACTGAATCGTCACCAACCAGACGTGATCTTCTGTGACTCAGGAGCAATGGGTGGACCTATCGCTGATCGTCTGCGTCAGCTTGGTTATAACGCCATTGACGTTGGTTTCGGTGAGTCAGCAGCAGATGATAAACAATATCGCAATAGAACGGCTGAGATGTGGTCACGAATGCGTAACTGGTTATTTGCTGGTGGAGCGATTAAAGAAAATGCTCAACTTGAGAAAGAATTGACTGACCGTGAGTACACTCACAACGATAAAGATCAACTCGTAATGGAGAAAAAGAAGGATATGAAGTCACGCGGTCTTGCTTCTCCTGATTGGGCTGATGCACTTGGATTGACATTTGCTGAGCATGTTCCAAAGAAAATACTCACTCAGAGTGATGAAATACTTACAATGAGAGGGAAAGTGAATAAAAAAGCTTTGAGAAGTCCGCTAGATAAGTTAAGCTGTTGAGTAGAAATGTACTTAGTTGGAGGTTATCATGTGTACAGGCGGTAATCCATTAAAAGGAGTCGGGAAAGTGTCATCGAGTCCCGGTGTTATTCTTGGTTATGATCCTGCGGGAGTATTATCAAATGATGAAAACACACTCGCCGGTGGAGCACTTGGACCAACAGGTCAGAAGATAGCAGATCCTTTAAATCTCGGTGGTGGTCAAACTCCTGCACCTCCCGGCGCGCCGCCGGTGACTGCTGAAGCAGCACGACCAGGACAACGCACTTCTGAGTCGTTTCGTCGTAAACAACGCGGTGCAACTGTTGGCGGTACTCTGTTGACCGGTCCTCGTGGTTTGACAGCACAAGCAACAACTCAACGTAAGACCTTACTCGGAGGTTGATAGATGGCTGATTCTCACAAAGCAGTTCGATCAATAACTCGAAAGCAGAGTTATCTGAAGCGAATAGAATTGCTTCGATCAGAGCGATCATCATTTATTCCTGAATGGGAAGAGTTATCTGATTATTGTCTTGCTCATCGAGGACGATTCCTTGTCTCAGATCGAAACAAAGGTCAACGAAGAAATACCAAACAGATTAATAATGCTTGTCGTCTAGCGGTCAGAACTCTTGCATCCGGTATGATGGCAGGAATCACATCTCCTGCACGTCCTTGGTTCAAGCTCGGAATGTCTGACACAGCACTGATGGACAACCCCGATGTTAAGCGTTGGTTGTTGATGGTTGAACGAGTTATGCGTGAGATCTTCAATCAATCAAACACATATCGATCACTTCATGCTGTGTATCAAGAGCTTGGTGTTTTCGGCACCGCATCAATGGGAGTGTTTGAAAACTTCGATAACGTGATCCGGTGTAAACCTTACACCATTGGCAGCTACTTTATTGCACTCAATGGTAAGGATGAGGTTGATACGTGGGCGCGTGAGTACCAGATGACAGTCAGTCAGTTGGTCAGTGAGTTCGATTATAACAATTGTTCGTTGACTGTTCAGAAACAATGGGACAGTGGTAACACTGAAGCGTGGATCGATGTTTGTCATATCATTGAACCGAATGATAATCGTGATCACCAAAGTCCAATGGCGAAACATAAGAAGTTTAGAAGCATTTACTTTGAAAAAGCAGCACCGACGAACGACGATAAGTTTCTCAGAGAAAGTGGGTTCGACGAATTAGCTACTCTGAATCCTCGTTGGGAGGTTACAGGCGAAGATATCTATGGGACTGACTGTCCTGGTACTGAAGCAATCGGTGATACGAAAGCCCTGCAACTCTCTGAAACTCAATTGTATGAAGGTATTGAGAAGCGTAACAATCCTCATATGGTAGCACCAACATCATTGAGAAATGTCGTAGCAAAAGGATTCTTAGCCGGTGAAGTGAGCTTCGTTGATGCGGTAAGTGCAAATAATGGACTCAGACCTGTGTATCAGTTTGATCCTAAGATTGGTGATCATGCAACAGATATCGAGCGAGTGACTAACAGGATAGATAAAGCATTCTATGTTGATCTGTTTCTCATGCTTGCCAATTCTGATAGACGACAGATCACAGCACGAGAGATTGCAGAACGTCATGAAGAGAAGCTGCTGATGCTTGGTCCAGTGCTTGAACGTCTTCACAACGAGTTGCTAGATCCGTTGATCGACCGTGTGTTCAATATCGGAATGAGAGCAGGAATCTTTGGTGAAACCCCTGAAGTCCTGTCAGAGAAGCAAATCAAAGTTGAATACATCTCAATATTAGCACAGGCTCAACGGATGGTTGCAACGAACGCTATTGACCAGACTGCTGGGTTCGTTGCTGAATTAACAAGTATTTGGCCTGAAGCACGTCATAAACTCAAACCGGAGAAAATGATTGATGACTATGCTGAAGCGACGGGTGTATCTCCTGATATCGTTGCAACTTCTGATGAGTATAATCAGGCTGTTATAGCTGAACAGCAACAAGCACAGCAACAACAAGCCGTTGATTCTGCATCTCAATTAGCGGGTGATGCAAAGACATTGTCAGAGATCGATCCGAACGCTGACACCGGGTTAAGTAATATCATGCAACAGATGGGATTAAGCGGATGAGTGGTGGATTATCTCAAGAAGATTTGAAACGTCTTCAACTTCAAGAAGCTCAAGACGTTCGTGATGTTATGGCTACAATACAGGGTCGAAGACTCTTGTGTAAAGTGATTGAGCGATCTGGTATTTACAAATGTTCGAGTACCGGTCAAACGAATACAACATTTTTCAATGAAGGTGGGCGTAATCAAGGGTTACAACTTCTCCTTGAGATAATCAAAAATGCGCCTGAATCATATCAACTTATGTTGAAGGAGAACAGTGATGACAGTTGAAGATACTAATGTACCGGACGGAACCGATACATCAGGTCAAGGGGATGATCAGAACGCAGGGAACGGCGTAGATGATCAAAATGTCAACGATCAGTCAACCTCTGATCAAGGTGGTGCTGATGCTGGTAACGGCGATCCTGCTGCTGGTTCAACTGATCCAGGAGAACAGATTGCACCTGAACAATACTCTGACTTTGAAATTCCTGAAGGAATGGAGATGAATCAGAGTCTTCTTGATATTGTGGACCCGATATTCAAAAAAGCGAATATGACACAAGCTCAAGCACAGGAGGTTATTTCCGCTTACAGTGAACTCGAAAAAGGTCGAGCGCAAGAGCAGTTTGATAACCTCACAACTCAAATCAACGAATGGGAAACTGCCGCAAAGTACGACAAAGAGTACGGTGGTGATAAGTTTGAGGAAAGTGTGGGAATTGCAAAGAAAGGAATGGACGCTTATTTCAGTGATGAAGTTAAAACATTGCTGATTGATTCCGGTCTTGGTTCTCATCCTGAGATCATTCGTGGATTCTTAAAGATTGGTCAAACAATTAAAGAGGACGATCCTTCCAGTTCAACAGGTAAGGTGGATTCGAATACTGATAGAATTTCAAGGTTATATCCAAACAATTAACAGAGGAGATTAAATTATGGCAACTCTCGGTGCAAAATTTGTCGATCTGATCGACGTTTACAAACAAACTGATGCCAGCGGTAACATTGTTGATGTTATTGAAATGCTGGCAGAAATGAACCCCGTTCTGGATGATGCTCTTGCGATGGAGTGTAACCAGGGAACGAAGCATCTGCACACCGTTCGAACAGGTCTACCTTCGGTCACATGGGGTAAACTGTATCAAGGTATCAATCAAAGTAAATCGACCAAAGCACAGGTCGAGGATACCACCGGTTTCGTTGAAGGTCTGAGCACCGTTGATAAACGACTGCTCGACATTTCAAAGAACCCTGGTGCTTTGCGTCTTGGTGAAGCAATGTCTTTCCTCGAAGCAATGAACCAAGAAGCTGCAACCCGTTTGTTCTATGGTAACACTGCATCAGATCCCGAGCAGTTCATGGGTCTTGCTCCACGTTTCAACGATCTGTCTGCTTCAAATGGTAATCAGATCATCTCTGCCGGTGGAGCCGGTGCTGACAATACTTCAATTTGGTTCGTAACCTGGGGTGACAATCAGTGTCATCTTCTTTATCCTGAAGGGACTCAAGCCGGAATCAAGCGTGATGATAAAGGTGAGCAGCGTGTTCTTGATGGCAATGGTAATCCTTATTATGTCGAGGAAGAGTTGTTCACTTGGCAACTCGGTCTGGCTGTCAAAGACTGGCGTTATGTTTCCCGTATCGCTAATATCGATGTTAGCGATATGGCAGCAGGTAGCGTGGCTCTTTACGATTTCATGCGTAAAGCATATTATCAGCTTCAGAATCGTCGTGTCGCTGGTGGTAACTTGGCTATTTACTGTAACCGTGACGTTCTTGAAGCTCTTGATGCACTCGCCACCAACGCCGGTGCGTCGGACAGCTTTGTTCGTCTGAAGCCAATGGAGATCGAAGGTAAGGAAGTAATGACTTATCGCGGTATTCCGATTCGTGAGACTGACGCTATCATCAACACTGAAGCGGTCGTTTCCTAAGTAATTTTGAGCCGGGGTCAAACGATCCCGGTTTAACCCAAATATAGGAGAAGGTTATGATTTTTTCTGCACAACAACTATTTAGCGATGATCAGGCGATCACCGTTTCTGCTGATTCCACCAACGTCATTGACCTTGGTGTCCGTGGGACTCCTTACGATGCTGCTGCTGCTCTGAACGGTGACATTGGTAAAGGTAATCCTATTTGTTTCTTGGTCCAAGTGACCACAGCAATGACAGCGGCAGGTGCTGCTACGTTGACCGTCAATATTTCAACTGGTGCAACAACTGCGCTCGGTACGACTGTTGCGACTGTTGGTCCTATTGCTGTTGCTGATCTGGTCGCTGGTTATCAGATTCCGATTCAAGTGCTGCCGAACGGTATCACTGAGCGTTATCTCGGTATTGAGTATGTAGTCGCCACCGGACCGATGACAGCAGGTGCTGTTACTGCCGGGATCACCAAAGGCAACCAGACCAACGTCACAGGTGCTTAATTTCTCAGGAGCAGGTTAACACCTGCTCCGTCTTTCAAAGAGGTGTGCGATGCCTAAATATAAGGTTAAAGAAACTGGTTTCTTCGGTGGAGTGCTTCGTGTTCCAGGTGGTCGTCATGATCCTGTGGTTACTGCGAAACCGATTCCAACTAAAGAGATTCCGTCATGGTTGGAATTAATGAAAGTTGAAACAAAAACCAAGAAACAGAAAGGAGAAGCAGCGAGTTCAGTAACAGAACCAAACGCTGATTCTTCTGATTTTCTTGGTGGAGAAGACGGGGTTGAAACCTTTTAGGAATTGAGAGGTCTTTATGTCCAGTAAAGTTGAAATCTGTAACATGGCTCTTGCTGCAATTCGTGGTAAAAGTATCAACTCTCTCACGGAACCAAGTAGAGAAGCACAGCAATGTAATCTTCACTATGACATTGCTCGTAGATTCGTGCTCCGTGATTCACCGTGGCAATTTGCAAAGAAAGTTGTAGCCCTTCAACTTAGGACAGAAGAACCTCTTCATTGGATTTATGCGTATCAATACCCCGGCGATTGTCTGAACCTTCGGACAGTCACGGGGGATTATGCGTTCAAAACTCCTGTGGACACGTTCGACCGACCACGAGTTCACTACAATGACTATATTGAACCGGAACTCAGCCAACCATATGAGATCCACAACGACGGTGACAATAAGATCATCGTCACAGATGTTCCTGAAGCATATGCAATCTACACGAAGAACGTCGAACTAACCACTCTGTTTGACGCACAATTCATCACAGCTTTTTCGTTTTATCTTGGTTCACTCATCGCTGTTCCGATTTCAGGTGTTGAGATTGGTAGCAAAATGAGATCGGACAGTCTGAGTATGTATACCTCAACAATGTCTGCTGCTGTGTCTGCTGAGATGAACGAACAACGACAACCTGCACGAAGAGAACCAGCACTCGTAAGAGCGAGGCGATAATGAAAGAAACGATCAGAAGTTTCTCATCCGGTGAGTTGCAACCAAGTCTTCACCAACGTGCAGACCTGCAACGTTATGCAACAGGTTTAACGACTTGTTCTAACTTCATCGTTCAAGCTCAAGGCGGCGTAGATAACAGACCGGGGTTGCGTTTCATCGGTGAAGTGAAAGACTCAACGAAACGAACAAGATCTATTCCTTTTGAATTTAACACTGAACAGACGTATGTGTTGGAGTTCGGTGATCAGATAATGCGTGTTATCAAAGATGGAGGTTATGTTCTTGCAGGCGGTGGTCCAGCAATTTATGAGATCGTCACACCATATCTTGAAGCTGATCTGTTCGATCTGAACTTCACTCAATCAGCAGACACCATGACAATTTGTCACAGGAATTACGCTGCTCGTGACTTAACACGAACAGATCATGATGCTTGGACTCTGACTATTATTGACTTTACATCTCAAGTATCACCCCCGGGTGCATTAACTCTAACCGCCGTTGGAACTGGCGCGGGAACTTATAACAAAACTTATGATTATGTCGTCACAGCAGTTGACGCTGACGGTCGTGAATCTCTTGCATCTCCAACCAACTCGATCACAACTCCATCATTGTCATTGACAGCAGGAGTGCAGGTCGATTGGGCTGATGTAGTCGGTGCAGATCATTATAACATATACAAAGATACGACCACAGGGACTGGATTTTTCGGATTCATTGGTCAATCCAAATTTTCCGTTTTCGAAGATTATAATATCCTTCCGGATACAACGTTCTCTCCACCTGATGAAAGTACACCGATAAGTTCTGTGAACAATTACCCTGGTGCTGTTGGTTATTATCAGCAACGTAGATTGTTTGCAAACACTGACAACAATCCTCAGATCGTCCTCGCTAGTCAGATCGGTGTCTTTGACTCATTAAGATCATCCACACCGGCGCGAGATGATGACGCAATTGAGTATGTCGTGAGTAGTCGTCAGGTCAATGAGATTCGTCATATCATCGGTCTTGAAGACTTGATGTTGCTGACTTCAGGTAGACCATTCCGAGTCACAGAAGGACAGGATTTTGTTCTGACTCCAAGTACTATTGGTGCAAAACCTCAAGGCAAGTATGGTGTAAGTAAAGTCAGACCGGCGATTGTTGATGATTCAGTTCTGTTTGTTCAGGATAAAGGGACCAGAATCAGAGATCTAAATTACTCAATTGAAGGTGCTCGGTACAAAGGAACCGATTTATCCATAATGGCTGAACACCTCTTCAGGGGTCGTGAAGTCGTTGATATGGCATATGCTCAAGAACCTTATGGTGTGCTCTGGTGTGTCATGAGTGACGGTGCTCTGTTGGGTTTAACCTATCAGAAAGAGCATCAAGTTTGGGCGTGGCATAGACACGAGACTAACGGTCAGTTTGAATCTGTTGCTGTGATATCTGAGGGTGAAGAAGATGCTGCTTACTTTGTTGTCAAGAGAAACATCAACGGTTCAGATGTTAGATACATTGAGCGAATGGAAAAACGATACTCAGATCTAGCTGAAAATGCGTTCTTCATTGACTCTGGTTTGAGTTATGACGGTGTACCAGTGACTGTGGTGTCAGGTATTGATCACCTCGAAGGTGAAGAAGTCGTTGCATTGGCTGATGGAAATGTTGTTAGAGGTCTGACAGTTAATCTTGGTTCAATTACAATACCAAGAGAGGCAAGTGTTATTCACGTTGGTCTTGGGTATATCTCTGATGTTGAAACACTTGGTATTGATAGCAGCGAACAGACAATGCAAGGACGAAAGAAGAACGTATCAGAGGTATCAATCAGAGTGCTCAACAGTCGCGGCGGTTGGGTTGGTCCTGATGCTGACAATTTGATTGAGATTAAACCACGGTTCGACTCAGACGGATATGACACCATTGCTCTCAAGACATTCGAGGAACGTGTGAACATCCAACCTGATTGGAACGACGACGGTAAGGTTCTAGTTCGTCAACTCGATCCACTACCAATGACCATACTTGCTATTACACCGGAGTTTGACATTGGCGGCTGATGTTTGGTGGAAAGAGACTATTGATTCTGATGTTGTGTTCGTTGCTGAGAACATGCGACAAGCTGACAGAGATGAAATAAAAGCGTTCGGTCATGACAGTCCACTTGAAGCGTTGACTCTCTCGGTTAACAAGACGAGTCAGTGTTTTACATTGGACTCACAAGATGGACCATTGTTGATTTGTGGTGCTTGTCCTAAATTTCTGATGTCAGATACTGGTCTTCCTTGGTTACTTGGATCAGACGAAGCATTGAAACACCGAAAAGTATTTATGACAGATGCTAGTAAATTGTTGGAAATATGGTTAGAACAGTATAAAATACTTGAGAACTACGTTCATGTAAAGAATCATGTCAGTGTTCGTTGGCTCAAAAGGATAGGATTCAAGATGGACGAACCAATCAGATTTCCAAATACAGGTGAGTATTTCATGCGTTTCCACATGGAGAGATAACTATGTGTTATGCCGCAATTCCTTATATTGTCAGTGCTGTTGGAGCAGTTGGTTCAGCAAAAGCGCAGATGGACCAAGCCAGTTACGACCGTGGTGTTGCTGAGTATAATGCCGGTGTTGAAGAGAACCGAGCGACATCAATTGAGAACAAAGCGATTGTTGCTGAAACTGAAGAACGTACAAAGGCTCAACAGCTCGTCTCATCCCAACGTGCAGCAGCAGCAGCAAGAGGAGCACAAGTTGACTTTGGAACTGCTCTTGATCTAACTGAGGACACTGAACTGATCGGTGAAATTAACGCACTCAGGATCAGAGAGACAGCGGAAGATGAAGCGGCTGCTTTACGTGAGTCTGCTAAACTTCGTCGCGCGGCGGGTGCGGCGGGTGAGACTCAAGCGACAACGGGCGCACTCTCCACCGTGTTCAGTACCGCTGGACGACTCGGAACACAGAGCAATATTGGATCAGTTGACTCGAAATGGTATTCACTCGGTCAAGGTAACGGGTAATCATTATGCCTCAAATCCCAGCAGTCTCAGGACCAACAGTCCAACAACAGGTCGTCAGTCAACCGTTAGCACGTTCTGTTGATATCAGTTCAGGAACGAGAGCACTTGGTCAAGCCGTTGAAGGTGTCGGTCAAGATCTGTTTAAAATGCGTGATAAGCAAGAAAAAGCTGAAGCTAATTCAGCGTTACAATCATTTGAACAAGAGAAGAACGAGATCCTGTTCAACCCTGATAATGGTTACTACAACACTCAAGGTCGTAATGCTGTTGATGGTTTGGAACCTGCTCAGAAGAAACTTGATGAAACTCTGAAGCGTTATCGTGATTCTTTTGAAAACCCTCGTATTGCTGGAATCTTTGATGCTGCTGCGAATGCTCGTATTGTTCGAGATCAACAAGGGATGCTCACACATTCAAACAAAGGTCAACGTGTTTGGGATCTGGGAAATGCTAAAGCGGAACTTGACACCAGCGTCAACAATGCAAACCTTTATTACAATGATCCTGAAAGACTGAAGATTCAGATTACATCTGCTGAACTTGCTGTTCACGATGCTGCTAATATCACAGGTACTGATCCAAAGATCGCGCTGGTGAACGCTCGGTCTGCGGTGGTGAAATCGGCCATCGATGGGGCATTGTCTCGCAAAGACTACGACACTGCTGAGTCATTGCGCGAACAGTATGACAAGTTGTTAGCGAATGACACCGATAGAGTTGCGGCTGACAAATCGATCACAGCAGCACGAGATAAACAGGCTGTTGCTGGTCATGTAGCTGACATTTATAATCCGGTGAAACCGTTGAACGAGATGCTTAAAGAAGCACGTCAGATTGAGGATAAAGATCAACGTAAGTCAGTTGAAACTCAACTCGGTAATATGTTCACTCGTGATGAGAAAGCCAGGAACCAAGTTACTGAAGAGATGTTTAATGACGCTGCATTGAAGATTGAACAAGGTCAGAGTTATGCTGATCTTGAAATTCAGAATCCAGCGTTGATGGAGTCACTATCACCATCTGAACGTGAGAGCTTGAGATCCGTTGAGTCACGTAGAATGAAGCGTGAACTCGTGGTAACTGATGAATCAACGAAGAATAACCTTCTTGGTATGACATCTGAACAATTGATCACAACTAAACCTTCTGATTATGTCAACCTTCTCAACACAAAAGATTATTCGTCATACATCGAACGCAGACGCAGAGCTGTTGAAGGTCAGGAGAACGAAGAAGATAAGTTCGGACGGACTAAATCAACAGCACTCAATTCAACGATCAAACAGATATATGGTAAGAAGCCTGATCCAGAACAGATCAATGCGTTCTCAAAGTTCGTCGGTGATCAAGCGGCGGTCGAGAACGTTCAGTCGATGCAGCAATATGAAGAGTTGTTAGCTCGTGCTGCAAGTAAGTTCGTCATTGAAAAACCATTGTGGTTCGACGATAATGACGCAACTATCAAGAAGATACCTGCTGAACATCTTCCTGCAATTGCTGATGAACTCAGAAGAACGAGTAAACCGGTAACACCTGAGAACATGTTTTTCATCTACAAATCTGCGAAGGATAGAGGGTTGATCGAATGAGTATATTTACTGGTCTTGGTGATGAAGTTAAAGATGAGTTGATCGATACAACTGTTGATCAACCTTTGCAAGCACTCTCAACTGAGAAACCTGAGACAAGTATATTCAACGGTCTGAGTGATAGTCTCCCTGGTAATGAGATTGAACCTGTGATGCGTGAAGCGACGAAAGAAGATCCAGATGCTTATGCAAACACATCTAAGGTTGCTAAACAATTTAACACCACACCTCAAATTGTCCAACCATCTCAAAAAGACTTTGAGAATCAACTGAAGTTCGATCAGATGCGTCTTGATGAAGTGTCTCGTGACTTTGGTGTTACAAGTGCTTTCCTGAACAACTATGATAATGCTGCTCAGTTTCATGATGACGTTGATACGTTCACCGGGTTGGAGCAATGGTTCACCGATAAAAAGCAATATCTTGGTGATCGGTTCGAGCGCAGTCAGATCAATGTTGAGCTTGGAAAACTTCAGTCACGTCAAGTCTACAACACGCTTGGTATTCCAGGCGGCGTTGATCTGACTGAAGAAGACTTCGCACGTATTGACCATTTGAACAACCTTCAACAATCTCTCGCATATGAAGACCAGCAAAACGAGTTCTTCAAGATTCTTGGAGCCGGTGCTGAACAGATACCAAATCTTGCTCAAATGATGGGTGCTGCGTCTGAACGACTTAGTGAAGGTTTGGTCACAGGTGCTGCGGCTGGCGCAACTGCTGCACTCGTAGGTGGTCAACTCGGTCCACAGATTGCAACACCTGAAGAGTTGGTCACTGTACCCGCAGGAGCCGTATCTGGTGGTCTGTTGGGACTCAGAACAATGATGCCGGTTGCAAGAGCGTCAGCAGTTAAAGAGATCCTTGATCTTGAAACAGGGAGTTCATACAACGAGTTCCTTCAAATGACTGACGATGAGGGAAATACTCTAGATCCTCAAATTGCAGCAACTGCGTCTATTCTTTACGGTGCAACTGCTGCATCACTTGAAGCGTTCTCACTTGGTAAACTCGGTAAGACATTCAAAGGTGGAACTGACCTGATTCGTACTGCACTGAAGCAGAGAATCAAAGGTATCTTGAAAAACAAGACTACTCGCAACCAGATCATGGAACTCGGTAAGAGATACGTTGAGAGTGTTACGACTGAAGGTATCACCGAAGGTCTACAGGAGTTATCACAGATAGGTTTCGGTGAACTGGCTAAACTTGCTGATCAAGAGTCTTTCACCGAACAAGATATCAACGCTGTGTTAGACAACATCTTCAGTGTTGAGACAGGCGCACGAATCCTTGAGTCATCTGCTGAAGGTGCTCGTGCTGCTACCCTGTTCGCTGGTGTAGGTACTGCATCGACTGTCATGATCGAAGGTATCAAGACAGAGACTAAGTCACAAGGAGAGCAACGTAAGATCGATGAACTGTCATCACTCAGTCAGAACAGTAAAGGTGTTGAACGTAACGCTGAGTCGGTGAATGAATTCATCAAAGGGATGGAGACAGAAGGAGACAACGTTCATATTCCTTCAGAAGAGTTGATCAAGTATTTTGAACAGTCAGGTATCGATCCAACTGAAGACCCGGTGTTTAGTGATATCGTTGACCAGTTGACTCAACCTGGTGCTGAGACTGCTGATGTTCTGATCCCTGTATCTGATTTTGTCACCAAGCTTGCACCGAGCGAACACTTTGAACCGTTACGCGATCATATGCGCATGAGTCCAGACACGTTCACAACTGTTGAAGCTCAGACCGCTATACAGGAACAAGAGACATTCGTCCAGAAGCTCAGAGAAGAGGCTGAAAAGAATGCTGATCTGCACCAAGAGTCTCAAGCGATCTATGAGAATGTCAAGGATCAGTTGACCGCGACAGGTCGAGTCAGTGATCAAGTCGCTGCAATTCAAGCACAGATTATCCCTGCTCAAATTGCTGTGTTATCTGCCAAAACGGGAATCCCCGTTTCGGAGATCTACGCTCAGTCAGGTCTGACAATCAAAGGTGTGTTGACAGATAAACAAGCTGAGTTGGTTGATCGTGCTGCTGCATTGACTCAGAGTCAGATCGGAGTATCAAAGTCAGACATTGAGTCTCAACTTAAATCAAACAACGAAGGTTTAAAACTGAACTTGTCTGAACGCGGTGACATTGTCACTTTGGATAAGATAATCGTTCCAGAAGATCAACGTGGTCAGGGTGTCGGAACACGGGTCATGCAAGAGTTGACACAGTGGGCTGACGCGAATGGTAAAACTATTGCAGCATCACCGTCTTCTGACTTCGGTGGTAGTAAGAAACGAGTTAGAGATTTAAACAAACGTTTCGGATTTGTAGACAACAAAGGTAGAAACAAGAACTTTGAAATCTCTGAGACAATGCTCAGAGAACCACAGTCTCCGGTGTTCAAACAACCAGATCAATCAGGAGTCAGAGGAACCTTCGATCCAACACAGAACTTAATTCGTCTAACCGAAGCGTCTGACGTGTCAACGTTCCTTCATGAGTCGGGTCATTACTTCCTCGAAATGGAGCGTCGTTTCAATCCAGATGGAATGGATGCGGTGAATAGTTGGTTCTTGGATAACTCGGTCAGTATTGCAAATGAAGCAGGAACATCAAAAGAACAGGTCGAACAGTTCATCAATGACGGTGGTACAGGTAACGCTGACATCGATCAGGCTATCAACAGAGCTGTTCATGAACACTTTGTTCGTGGGTTCGAGATCTACTTGCAAGAAGGTAAGTCACCATCCGTCGAACTGCGTGATGCGTTCAGAGCGTTCTCACGTTGGTTGACTGAACTGTGGCGTAACTTGCGTCAATCTCCATACACCAACTTGACAGACGACGCTCGTCAGATGTTCGACCGTATGTTAGCAACGAACGATCAGATTGAAGCTGCTGAAGCGTTGACCAGGATGGAACCATTATTCACCGATGCGGCGATGGCTGGCATGACTGAAGAAGAGTTTGCTGAGTACCAGAAGAAAGAAGAGGGTGCTGGAAGTAAAGCGAAAGAAACTCTTTACGAGAAGATGTTCAAAGAGTTGACAGATAGAACGTCGAAGTGGTGGAACGAAGAACGTAAGGAACGAGCACAAGCGATC